AAACTGCCGTTTAGGAGATTAACCAATGGCGACTTTTAAAGGAAACGATGGGTCAGTCCTAATCGGCACTGACGTAATGGCTGAAGTGATCAGCTTTTCACTGGATGAAACTGCCGACACTATTGAAGATACAGTTATGGGCGACACAGCTAAAACATATGTGGCATCATTCAAGGATTTCACAGGTACCGTTGAAACCTATTTCGATGATACTGACACAGCGCAAACAAACTGCCGCGCTGGTGACAGCATCACTTTGAACTTGCAAATGGAAGGCAACACATCTGGCGATCATAAGCTGACCGGTTCAGCGATTGTCACCAGCTTTTCACTTGGTGTAACATCTGATGGCATCAACACCGCCACCTATAGCTTCCAAGGCACTGGTGGACTAACTGAAACAACCGTATAAGGGGTAAATTATGGGTTTGGGAGAACAGATCGCCGCAAGGCGTAACCGCGACCGCAAGGTCATTAAAGTTGATGAGTGGGGCGAAGATGGTCAGCCGTTGGTTATTTATTCTGGCTCAATTACCGCCGGAGACATTGACAAGCTGCAAAGAAAGCACAAGGACTTTCTGAACAATATGACGATCAGCGGAATGGTTGATCTGATTATTACCAAAGCTGAAGATGCCGATGGCAAGCGTATGTTTACGTTAGAAGACAAGATGCACCTGATGGGTGATAGCGTGGCCTTAATTGCTGATATTGCTGGGCAGATGTTTGGCGATGTTGAAAGCGTTGGGGATGCGGAAAAAAACTGAAGGGCGACCCGTTGAGGCTGAATATGCTGGCCTTAGCGGATCGCCTTCATAAGACACAAGCCGAAATTGAAGAATTGACGCTGACAGAACTGAATGAATGGTTCGCATATTTCAAGGTGATCGAAGATGGCAAATCAAAATCTTAATTTTACCATCACCGCGAAAGACCTAACTCGCGGCACGTTCCGCAAACTAAACCAATCACTAGGGCTTGTTCGCAAAGCACTGTTCAACTTCAAGGTCGGTCTGACTGCCGTTGCTGGTGCGGCTGGTATTGGCTTGCTGGTCAAGTCATCACTGCAAAGCATCGACACGCTAGGCAAAACTGCCACAAAGCTGGGCGTCACCAGTCAAGCACTGCAAAAACTGCGATATGCGTCTAATCTGGCTGGCGTTGAAACGCGCACAGTCGATATGGCCGTTCAGCGGTTTACGCGGCGGCTGTCTGAGGCGGCTAACAATACCGGCGAAGCTAAAGATGCGCTGAAAGAACTTGGGCTGAACGCCAAAGAACTAGCCAAACAACCACTTGATAAGCAGATGCTAAAGCTGGCTGATGCGTTTGATAACGTGCAAAGCAGCGGCGATAAAGTGCGTCTGGCGTTTAAGCTTTTCGATAGTGAAGGCGTGGCGTTTGTAAACACGCTAGAAGGCGGCAGCGCAGCCCTGCAACAGATGTTCCAAGATGCCGAAGGGCTGGGCTTCATATTGTCGTCAAGCGCAGTCAAGGGCGTTGAAGAAGCCAACGATGCAATGATGAAGCTGGGAACAATGTTTGGCGGCGTGCGCGATCAATTGGTTGCAGCGTTAGCACCGGCATTGCGTGTAATTGTTGATTTGATGCGAAACAAACTTGTTGCAGCAATTGAAAAAGCTGGCGGCATAAAAAAGTTTGCAAAAGAATTAGCTATTGGCGTTATCAATCTAGTTGAAAGCATAGCAAAAGCCATTTATCGCTTTGGCGAAAGATCACAGCGCGTCATTTTTGGAATGGTTGATGCTGCGGCTGTTTTGTCATCGGTGTTTGCTACGGATTTTGCTGATAGTATTGCAAATTTTTCAGCCCAATTTGAAAGGTTGCCTAAAACATTAAACGTCAGTTTGTTTGAAGATTTGCGTCAAGCTGTTAAAGGCACATCTGATGCCGTTGATTCTTTGAATGGAAATATGGAACAAGGCAACGAAACCAGCCCGACCTATCGCAAGCAATTGATGGATTTGGCTGACAGCGCAAGAGACCTTCAAAGGAATATGGAAAGCGCAGCGGTGCGTGGGATCAAGTCGCTAGAAGATGCACTTGTTGATGTGACGATGGGAACCGCCAGCGCGAAAGATGCGTTCAAGGCAATGGCGCGGTCTATTATCAGCGATCTGATCCGCATCCAAATCCAGAAAAACATCACCGGCAACATTGCCGCAGGAATGGGTGGCGGTTTGGGCGGTGGTATTTTTGGCAGCATTGGCAGATTCTTTGGTGGGTTCTTTGCAGATGGCGGCAGACCACCACGCAACAAGGTTTCGGTCGTGGGCGAAAGAGGCGCGGAATTATTTGTTCCAGACGGCGTTTCCGGCACTATTGTTCCAAGCGGTGCTGGCGGCGGTGTTACTGTTCACCAGACCATCAACTTGTCGGCTGGTGTATCGCAGACGGTACGCGCTGAAGTGATGGGTATGTTGCCGCAGATACAAGAAGCATCAAAATCTGCGGTGTTTGAAGCAAGACGGCGCGGCGGTTCATTCGCAAGCGCATTTGGGGGATAGTTATGGCTGAAACGTATCCACTTACATTTCCGACACAGACCGGCATTGCAAGCGTTGAATTTACTGCGACTGACGTTGTTTCTGTTTCCGAAAGCCCGTTCACGCTGTCACAGCAAACGGTTCGTCACGCTGGGGCAAGATGGTCAACAATGATCCGCATCCCGCCGGTTAAACGTGAAGATAGCGAATATTGGAATAGCTTTCTTTTGCGGTTGCGCGGTCAATTTGGCACGTTCTTGGTGGGCGATCCAAACGGTGCAACGCCACGCGGATCAGCGGCATCTGCGGCTGGCACGCCGGTTGTTAATGGTGCAAGCCAGACCGGCAACGAATTGGCTATTGATGGTTTGCCAGCATCGGCAACAGGTTATTTGAAGGCCGGTGATTATATCCAGCTTGGCACTGGCGCAACGGCGCGGCTTTATAAGGTGCTTGAAGATGTAAACAGCAACGGCAGCGGCGAAGCCACGTTGAACTTGTGGCCTGATCTGCGGTCATCACCGGCAGACGGGGCGACTGTTGTGGTCAGCAATGCAAAAGGTGTTTTCCGGCTGACTAGCAACGAAGCGGTTTGGACAATCAACAACGCTGGTTTTTATTCAATCAGCTTTGCAGCGGTCGAAGCACTATGACGCGCAGTGGTGTTCCATCCGGCTTTTCTGATGCCAGCTTTACTGGCTTTCTAGCGGCTGAATTGCTACTTGATAGCGGTGCTTTGCGGTTATGGAATGGTTACGGCGATCTGATCATCGACAGCAATACCTATACCGGCGGCGGTTCGCTGATTAGCATATCATCAATTGAAGAAGGTGCAGACATCGGTGCAAAAGGCGTGTCGATGACGTTGACCGGCGTATCAAGCAGCATCTTGGCAATCGCGTTGACAGAAAACTATCAATATCGAATTGCCAACATCTATATCGGCACAATCGCAAGCGGCACTGTTAGCAGCTATAAAGCGTTTTCTGGGCGTATGGATGTGATGACGATCCAAGAAGAAGGCGAAACTTGCACAATCAATCTAACGGCTGAAAACCGGCTGATTGATCTGGAACGGTCGCGTGTTCGGCGTTGGACAAGTGAAGATCAAAAGCAGATTGATAGCAGCGATAAAGGTTTTGAGTTTATCAATTCATTGCAAGAGGCGGCTATCAAATGGGGCGGCTAGTAGATTGGCCGTTACGCTTGAACGATCATATCGAAGAATGGCGGCACAAAAAGTTTGAATGGGGCAAGGCCGATTGCGCCTTATTTTGTTTATATGCGGAAAAAGCCATTTGCGGATCGTCACGCTTTGATGATTTCATCGGCAAATATCGCTCCGCAGCGGGTTCTGTTAAGGCGTTGCTAAAGATAGGCGGCGGTGATCTTGCGGCCAGTGTCGGGGCTAGGTTGGCCGAAATAGAGCCATCTAAAGCGCAGCGGGGCGATGTGGCACTAATAGACACGCCGCTAGGTGATGCGTTATCATTGGTGGTCGGTGATAAAGTCGCCGCAATGGGCAAAGATGGTTTGGTTTTTCTGCCGTTAAGTGCGGCAAAGCAAGCGTGGAAGGTGTAATATGCCACAGGTAATTGTTCCTGCATTGGTGGCCGGTGTAACCGCCGGATCGACCTTCACGTTAGCGGCTGGCTTGACGCTTGGTTTTAGCACCAGCGCATTCGTGTCATCATTGGTTTTATCTGCCGCAGCAAGCGCACTTGCGCCAAAACCGAAATTGCCGAATATTGGCGGTGGCGGCAATGGCGGGGTCGATCAGTCAAAGACCGTCACGGCTCGACAATCAAACGCCACGCGCAAGCTGGTTTATGGTGAAGCCCGTATTGGTGGCACATTTACATTCATTGAAAGCACTGATGACGATAAATATTTGCATATCGTTATCGTTATGGCGGCGCACGAAATCAATGCGTTCACGACAGTATATTTAGATGATGAAGCATTGACCATTACCAACAATGTAGTAACCGCGCCGTCAAAATATAATGGCTTGATTGACGTTTATCCTGTGACTGTCGGATCATCTGCAAATATACCAGCACCGATGATTTTTGGTTATCTTGGAGTGCCTGCCGAAGCTGCCCCACCTAGTTATTCAACAAATCACAAATTAACAGATCAAGCGTATATATATATGCGCCTGAAATTCGATCAAGACGCATTTCCGCAAGGTTTGCCGAATGTTAGTGCGCTTGTGCAGGGTCGCAAGGTTTATGATACGCGCACCAGCACAACAGGTTATTCGCGCAATCCGGCTATGATTATCCGCGACTATTTGACAGATGCGACATATGGCCTTGGCGCGGTAAGCAGCGAAATTGATGATGCCAGCTTTAATGCAGCGGCGAACATATGCGATGAAACTGTTGCTTTGTCTGGCGGCGGCACTGAAGTTCGGTATCGGTTTGATGGCGTTGTTGATACCGCCAACACGCCGCGCGGCAATCTTGAACAGATGCTGACAGCGTTGAATGGTGCGCTTTACTATTCAAACGGCAAGTGGTCGTTGAAAGCTGGCGCATATGTGACGCCAACGGTGACGCTTGATGAAGATGATTTTGCGTCTGGGATGACCATCACAACGTCAAATTCGGCGCGTGACAGCTTCAACGCTATCAAGGGGCAGTTTATCAGCCCGACAAGCGACTATCAATCGACAGACTATCCTGCGGTGACTAGCGCAACATTTGAAACAGAAGATAACAGCGAACAGCGTTTTCTAAATCTTGATCTGCCGTTTACTAGCAGCGCATCTGCCGCACAACGAATTGCAAAGCAAATACTATACAAGAACCGGCAAGAGATTTCTATCAAAGCACAATTCAAGATGACTGCGTTTCAGTTCCAAGTTGGCGACACTGTAATGATTACAAATTCGCGGCTTGGCTTTTCGCAAAAGGTCTTTGAAGTAATATCGTGGCGGCTGAATTTTGATAAAGATCAAGCCACAGTCGATTGCGAACTGGTCGAAACAAACAGCGCAGTTTATGACTGGAGTGCTGAAGAAAGCGATTTCCAGCAAGACAACACGACTTTGCCAGACCCGTTCAATATTCCGGCACCGACACTTGTTCCATCTGAAGATTTGCAAACCTATAATCAGCAATCAATCAACGTGCTGATCGGTACTGTTTCATCGACATCTATTTATGCGCGGCAGTTTGAGGTTGAAGCAAAGCTGTCAACTGATACCGATTACACATCTTTGGGCATTGGCAGCGGCAGCAAATACACAATGGTAAATGTGCAGCCAAACAGCACCTATGATATTCGCGCAAGGGCTATCAACGCGCTGGGCATCAAGTCGGCATTTACTAATGAGCAATATACAGTGCAAGGCACTGCGGTTGACCCGTCAGACGTTACCGGCTTCACAGTCAACATCGTTGGGCAGCAAGCCGATCTAAAATGGACGGCAATTCCAGATGGCGATCTGTCGCATTATATTGTTCGGCATTCACCGCTGACCACTGGCGCAACATTCAACAACAGCCGCACATTGGTCAAAAAGATTGCACGCCCAGCGAATACAATCACAGTGCCAGCATTAACCGGCACATATTCGATCAAGGCTGTTGATAAGTTTGGCAAGGTATCGCAGAACGAAAATAGCAGCATTGCACTGGTTGATAGTATTCAAGGTTTTAACTTCGCCGACAGTGCAACAGAGCATCCAACATTTGCCGGATCAAAAACAGATGTGATCGTTGTTGATAGCAAGCTGCAACTGGATACCACAAACCTATTCGACAGCGTTTCTGGCAACTTTGATGATGCGACAGGATTATTTGATGGCGGTCTTGGCAACATTGCAACGATTGGCACATATGATTTTGCTAATATCATTGACCTTGGCGCAGTTTATACGGGGCAAGCTGGGTCAAACATAAAATTGTCGCAAATTTCTCATCATACCGGCACACCGGCATCGGCCACCACTGACGTTGATTTATACGTTAGCAGCACGCAAGACGATCCGGCTGGGTCGCCAACTTGGACGGCTTATCGGCCATTTGTGGTTGGATCATATACAGCACGCGCTTTTCGTTTCCGCGCAGAACTAACATCGACTGACAGTCAAGAAACGCCAGCTATTGACGAATTGGTTGCGGAAATCAATTTGCCAACCCGCAGCGAAAGCGATAGCGATGTTCAAAGCGGTGCTGGCGCAAAAGTCATCACGTTTGCAACGCCGTTTAAAACGCTGTTGGCGGTGTCAATTTCGGTTGGGGATATGCAATCTGGCGATTATTATGGTATAACAAGTAAATCAGCAACGGGTTTCACGATCACATTCTATAACAGTGGTGGGTCGCCAGTGGATCGGTTGTTTGATTACGTTGCAACGGGGTTTTAAATGGCACAGCACGATTACACAATTGCAAATCAGACGTTTCCGGCAACGCGCACAGACTTAAATAATGTTTTTGCGGCCATTGTCAGTCAGAACAGCGGTGCAACTGCGCCAAGCACGACTTATGCCTATCAGCTTTGGTATGATACGACCACAGATATTTTAAAAATGCGAAACGCAAATGATGATGCGTGGGTTGATTTATTCACGATTGATCAAGTTGCCGACACTGCAACTGCGTCTGGTGCGTCAGCGCAAGGGTCAAATCTTATCATCAATGGTGCGATGCAGGTGGCACAGCGGGGTACGAGTTTTAATAGCAACAACGCTATCGACTATACGGTAGATAGGTGGGGTACATTTGCAAATGGGCAAATTACAACTACACAAGAAACTTTTACGGCAGGGCAAACTGCTGTTCCTAACGAACCAACACACTACGTCCGTTGGAATGTAACTTCGTATAGTTCTGGCGATAACTTTTTCCAGAAAATTGAAGATGTTAGAACTCTGGCAGGGCAGTCTGCGACTCTATCTTTTTACGCTAAATCTGACACGGACATTACTACCCGCCCTAGATTCATTCAAGATTTTGGCAGCGGCGGCAGTTCTGATGTTGTTACAACAACAGACACAGCAAGCATTACAACCTCTTGGCAAAAGTTTGTCATCACTACAGCAATACCTTCTATTTCTGGAAAAACAATAGGCACATCAAGCTATCTTGAGATTGAACTTCTAAGGGTAACAGACACTTTTACTGGTCAAATTGACCTTGCCCAAGTCCAGCTTGAGGTTGGCGAACAGGCCACGCCGTTTGAACACCGCAACTTTGGCGATGAGTTGAAGCAATGTGAAAGATACTATGAAAAAACATATGAATACGGTACGGTTGCCGGTACTCCTGAATCCTATCCCACAAATATGGGTATGCGTATGAATGGTTTTGATTTAGCTAGTGGTCAAAGATATATGGTTTTTAGATTAAGAACAGAAAAACGTGCAAGGCCAACAAACACTTATTATGGTCATCTTGGAAACAGTGGCAAGATAAGCACTGCGGATGCGGGTGGCACCCTTACAGAAAGAAACCTTGGATTAAGTGTTACATCTACCAGTATGGTTGGTGGTGGTTCATCTAATGGGGCATACGCTGGTTTGATGCTTTATGTTGTTAGCGATGCGGAGTTATAGATGAATATTACAAGCGCACAATATATGGAATACGAAGGTAAAAACAGTTGCATTGTAATTGTTGTTGATGGTGTCACTATGCACGTTCCCCTTGACCCAGCCAACCGCCACTTCGCAGAAATTATGCGCCAAGTGGAAACTGACGAGTTGACCATAGCGGATGCTGACTGATGAACGAGGAAACAAAAGTCGTTGTTGATGTTGCCGCTGGCAGCGTCACCGTCACGGCTATGATGGATATTGTGCCGGAAGCCACCGCCTTGCTAAGTTTGGCTTGGGTCTGTGTTAGGCTTTGGGAAACGGAAACCGTCAAGTTTTTGACCGGTCGAAAAGACGATGTTTAAAGCAATCGTTTTGGCTTGCGTTATTGGCGCACCGACTGATTGCACAGAATTTCATTCGTTCATTTACAGCGAAACGCGGGAAGAATGTCGCCGTCGCGCTATGATTATGTCAAAAGACATTGGGAGCATTGCTAACTTGATGCCGGTGAAGTGGCGGTGTCAGCCTTTGAAAGAGGGGCAGCTTGCCAATGGAACCGATTTCAACCGCGTTGGCGGGTATCTCGCTGGTTAAAGCCAGCGTTGACTTTATAAAAAGCAACATATCTACCGCACAAGATATCGGGCAAATCGCCGGTCAGATTGATGCAATGTTTACTGGCCAAAAGCAAGTGCAAGAGGCCAGCAACAAAAAGACCGGTATGGGTCTGGCTGACCAGTTTGGCGTGCAGTCGGTCGCAAAGGAAATGATTGACGCAAAGCTGGCAGCGGAACAGGTTGCCGAAGTTGCGCGGATGGTTGACTTTCGTTTTGGTCACGGCACTTGGGCTGCAATACTGGCAGAACGGCAAAAGCGTATCCAGCAAGCCAAAGAAGCGCGTGCAGCACAGCGCAAGGTGGAACGCGAACGCCAGCAAGAGATGTTTGAAAATTTCAAAATAGGGGCTATTGCTGTCGGGCTGGTTGTGGTTATCATTGGGCTGTTTATCGGCGTATTAACAGCAACGGCTGGTGTCATTGTTAAATAGTGCAACCGCAACGGGATTGATGGGGGAACACATTGCTTTGTCTGCGATATTGTCTATGGGCTGGAAAGCAACGCATTGCCCAATGGATAAAATTGATGCGCTGGCATTCCTTGACCAGACTTTTTTACGCATACAAGTCAAGACTGCTAGTCTATTGGGTAATAAAGATGGTCGATCTGCGCGTCACCATTTCCAGCTTGGTCACGGCTGCAAAACGAAACATTTGCCAAAGAAAGAAGATTATGATGTTTTGTGCCTTGTTTCACCCGATGCCAGACGGTGCTTGTTCTTGCCGGTTACGTCAGTACGGCAATACAGTATGCGCTTGCCGGAAACGCGTTTCACAAAAGATGCGGAACGTGATAGCTGGGATAAAACGCTGGCTGTTATTCTGGAGATGAGAAAATGAATATGGATCAACTGCGCGAAGAAATTGCCAGCGATGAGGGCGTGCGACTAGATGTTTATTTGGATCATTTGGGCTTGCCCACTGTTGGCATAGGGCATTTGATCCGCGAAGCTGATGCAGAACACGGCAGACCTGTCGGCACGCAGATCACGCCGGAACGCTGTCGGCAGCTATTTGCGCTTGATATTGCTGTCACTGTCGAAGATTGCCGGTCGTTGTTTGAAAACTGGGATGATCTGCCAGAGGAATGTCAGCTAATCTTGGCGAATATGGCGTTCAACCTAGGTCGCAGTCGGCTGGGTCGTTTTGTCAAGTGTCGTGCAGCCATAGCTAATTATGACTATGATGAAGCCGCAACGCAGATGGCCGACAGCAAATGGGCAAGGCAAGTGCCAAACCGCGCTGGCCGGTTAATTGATAGGATGAGGGCTTTATCAGATGCTTAATTTATTGATATCACCGCTGGCAAATCTGGCATCAACGTGGCTTGAAGGCAAAGTTGAAACCAGCAAAGCAGCGGCAGAAACAAAGGTCGCACAAGCCAAAGCTGCGGCCACTATCGCCCAAAAACAAGCCACAGGCGAGATTGATTGGGATTTAAAGATGGCTGATGCCACATCAACAAGCTGGAAAGATGAGTGGCTGACCATTCTGTTCAGCATACCGTTGATCTTGGCATTTTGCGGTGATTGGGGCAGGGCTGTTGTTGCTGATGGATTTACTGCACTTGAGGCGATGCCGCAATATTATCAATATACGCTTGGCACTATCGTTGCAGCCAGCTTTGGTATGCGTTCAGCAAGCAAGTTTTTCGGCAAAAAGTAAGGCGGCTATTCCAGCCGCCATACCCGCCACCCGTCATCCATTTTGCGGGTGGTATATTTTAGGCCACGATACCGCAGCGCGTCACGCAACGACATTGCTTTTTCGTATGTATCACAAAGCACGCTGTCACCGATTTCCATATCTTTGATAATTTCAATCTTGCTGCGACCGGCTGGTGGCACTGGCACGTTCTTTTCTATTTGCATTTAAAATATCCAATCTTTCCCGAAAGCATCCAAGATGCAGAATTTGTTTTGCGCCATCCACGATCCAATCTGGATCGCTGAAGCGAAAAGTCTTGTTGCACCATACGCA